ACATTACGAACGCATCGTTAAAAGCGCCCCATTCTCCACTATCCTCCACTTCACTCCACTTCTAGGGTGTCTAATAAGATAATCAGTAAGATTAATCTGTGGATAAACCTGTGGATAACTATGCCAAACCACCTTATTGACATGTGGATAACCCTGTGATATGATGTATATATGTTAGATATCAGAGGCATACCATCACCTGTCTGTCCTTGTTGTGGCTCTACACTCTTAAGGTTAACTGTAGAGTTTGATCCACAAACCTATGAAATCGCAGGGTATTTATTAGATGATGCCAAGTGTGTATCTTGTAGATGTCTTATCACTGCACCTACTCCATTAGACCATCCAGACTATGAGGTTAATTAGATGACATGTACAAAATATGGCTGTGACTATGAACTAGACCTTGATGGTCAAGTAACCTGTACTGTATGTGGGGCTATGGATGATGATAGACAGCCTGTGGATATCTTTGAAACACAAACAGACTTTGAGTAATGATATAATAGATCAATGGACAGGTTTGAGTCATCATACACTAAGTTTATGGGCTATAAGGTAGCCTGTACTAAATGTGAGCAACTATATTTTAAACAAGATGATGAACCATTTATATGCCTTACCTGTCTATCAGATACCTAGTGTATTACTACTAGGGATTACGATCCTTTCTTGACATCCCCCGCAATTTCTGATACAATCAATATATGAACCAATTTATGGAAAACTATGCCTCGTGGGTGCTTGCTGTCATAGGAGTTTCAGGTATATTTTTTGTTGGTCGTAAAAATTTTCTTGGCTGGTACATTCTTCTATTTAATGAAACCTTATGGATAGTTTATGCTGTTGTTACAAAACAGTACGGGTTTATATTCTCAGCCCTTGCATATGGAGCAGTATATATTCAATCACATAGGCACTGGAAGGCTTTAGATTCAGAAAAGTTGTCTTGGAGGAGTTTTGCCAAGTTAGTTTGGGATCGCAATGAAAGAGCCTAAAATAGTACAGATGGACTGGAGAGCCTTGGGTTATTGGCCTGTATGGAAAAATGGAAAGAAAGTGTGGGTTCCTAAAGATGATAAATCATTCAACAAAAATACAGAGAACTAAGATCTGGCCATTACGATGGATAGGCAACTTCCTTGGAGGCTATGCTGGTAATCATTTAATTAAGGCTGTTGATTTAGATGAGGATGATAACTTAGGGTTACGATATAAATACCACGCAAAAATGTGGAAGTATCTTAATAAACCTTATGAGCGGTGGGGCACTTACTACAGCCTAGACTTAGATGCGTGGAAAAATGATTTAGATCAGATGAGGATAAATATGTCAGATGAAGGCTGGGACGACTATGACGCTTTTGGTAAAGCATATTGGGATAAAAATGATTAATCTTGAGATTCCTGATCCATTTCAAACCTTTGTAGCCAAGAAATACGCTAATGCTAAGGGCTATGTTCATGACTTCTTTACTGGGGAATGGTCTTATAAGTGTCTTGCTTGTAAGGATAATATGTCTGCTCCATCCCGCAAAATTATGACAAAGATTAGATTGTTTCACACACGCAATGAATGTCTTGGTGGATACTAGTGACAAGGCAAGAGATGGAAGCAAAGATAGAATCATTAAAGACTCCTAAAGGTGGATGGACTAAGGCTTCCCTTGCATCTCTTGGAGTGAGTTGGCCTCCTCCTTCTGGATGGAAAGCAAAACTTTTAGATGATATAGAATGTGATCATACATGGTATATGCGTGAGCCAGGGATACAATGTACAAAATGTTTTGAGGTTTGGTCAAATCCTGATATATCCTAACTGTGGAACCTATGCTGGTTATCGCAAACACCATAACCATAAGACTAAACCATGTGTTGAGTGTTTGGCTGCATCCAGTATCTATAATAGATTACGATATCAGACAAATAATCGTGCCCATGTAACTGCTAAGTATCGTGCTTCAAACCTTGATGTGGTAAGAGAACGAGAAAGATCTAAGAATCGCAGACGCAGAGCAAGTATTACGAACCACTATAAAGAGTCCCAGGTTATCGCTTACTATGGGGATGTATGTTACTTATGTGGATTAGGCATTGATCTTCTGGCTCCCCGAAAATGTGGGGTCAAGGGCTGGGAGCAAGGTTTGCATATCGATCATGTTGTTCCTATTGCAAAGGGTGGCTCAGACACCTTGCAAAATGTTAGACCAGCACATGGGCTATGTAATTTGAGGAAATGGGCAAATCAAGGATAGTAACCATTAGTGCCCGTTTAGGGCATAGGGAGGTTTATAACTTCTATTTTGCGCCGAACTTTAAATTATATTCTTTATCTTTAGTAAAACAAATAGCAATCGAATATCTATCTTCATTTATAAGTTCTACTTTGTGTAATTGCTCAGACCTAAATATAACTAAATCGCCAGCAGATGGCATAATATTAATATTAAGATTTGGAAATTCTAATGGGCTAGATTTGCTGGTAGTATTTAAGTATAAGATAGCAGTATATGCAAACTGTAAGTTACCGCCTCCCGTGTCGGAATGACCAATAAAACTAGCACCAGAGACTTGTTTTGCTAACCAGAGTGATGCAAGAAATAGATCTTTATTTTCTTGAAAACTATCTGATGTATATTTTATTAAAAGATCAACAACTAATTTTATTTTATCTTCTATCTCATCTATACCAGTAATAACCTCTTGGGATTGTCCTTTATTGGCAATTGCGTTGTCTCTTCCAAACTTTTTTGTAAACCTCAGATTTTCTGGCCCATGGGAAAAAGAATTTTGGTTTTTGTTTATATAGTCAATTATAGACTGAGCATCATTGCTGCTTATACAATTTTTAAATACTTTTACTTGATCCATAATTAAAATTATATCACAAAATAGCCTTATTAACCATACGGATCAAACCTCGCCTAGTTATCTTAGAAGCATCAAATGTTTCTGTATAGCCTCCCTGTGGCATGTCAGACTTAGCAAGGAAGTGCCCATGCTTTTCCCTTAATGTGTTTAGTACTATGGTTTCTACGGCTCTTGCTTGGTCCCGTTCGGAAAACCACCAATATTTAATTAGAACCCAGCCCTTTTGCCTGTGGCTTGCAAACCTTCTGCCAGACACATCTGAAATGCCTATCTTAATAGCCTTATGCCTTGGGCTGTATAGGATGTATAGTAGGGTCATTACTCTATTATACTTGACGCTATATACTTTAAAACAAAAAATATGCTACAATAGAAAGTACTATGGAAATAAACAAAATTATTAAAAATGTGTTTTCAGAACAACAAATTTCTTATTTAAATGATCTAATAAAGGATAATTACCATAAGATTTGGTTAAATTCTGATCCAGAGCGTGGAAGAGATGATTTGCATATTGGTAACACTATTAGAGATGATATTGCGGCAAATGTTTTAGCACACTTTTCAGAGGAATATTTCCTAGAGCATATTTCTTATTCTGAATATAACAATCACAACATAAATCCTAATTTACCTAAACATAAAGACCCAGGATATTCTTCCGATTCTTTAACTTTTGACTATCACCTAGATTCTACTATAGACTGGCCCCTATGTATAGAAGATGAATGCTACAGTCTAATCAATAATGAGGCTATAATATTTTCACCAATAGATCAGTTGCATTATAGACCAGAAATAATTTTTAAAAATCAAGACTATGTTAGAATAATATTTTTTTATTTAAAAAAGAAATCTTGACAAGTAGGCTGGGAGAGTGTATAATTAAGTTATGAGTATAGACGATATGACATTAAGGGAAGAAATTGCAAGGGCTATTGAGGCTATTCCAATTGAGGACTCTATTACCAATGCCCTAGGTATGCGTATTCTTGCAGCAGAAATAGCAAGGGGACATGAAAATTATATGACTGAGTTTTTTGATAGGCAGGAGGAATACAAATGATTAGTGCATTCTTTTTAATTCCAGCATTTATTGTTGGATATGCAATATGTTATTTTGTTATGACATACAAGGTTGACCAAGATTAAACCAACAGCACATATCTATGATGTAGATGGAACACTAGCCAATGTAGGTCCATACCTTCACTATGTTCGTGGCTCTAATAGGGATTACGATGCCTTTCATGAGGCTTCTATAAATGCCCTGCCAAATATAGAGGTGGTTGAGATGCTTAATAATTCTGTCAGTGATGGCCACTCTATTTTGGTAGTAACGTCTCGTAAAGAAAAATATCGTGGACTAACTTCTATGTGGCTTGCTAAAAACAATATTAGATCTCATGCTTTATTTATGAGAGCAGACGATGACAATAGACCAGACTATGAAGCAAAAAAAGATATGCTTGATAATATAACAAAACTATGGGATGTAACTCATGCTATAGATGATAACCCAAATGTAATAAGGCTATGGGAAGATCACGACATTCCTACAACAAAAATAGGAAATTGGGATGGAAACAAGTCCTGATGAACAGACATCCGTATGGTATGATTATACTATGAGCAAACGAGTTAAAAAAATTTATAAGTGCGTTGAGTGTGATACCATGATTACTATTGTAACAAAGGTTCACGAACTTCCAGAGTCAATCATCTGTCCTTGTGACAGTGTAGCAGAAAGCCAGTGATCTAATGAAAAAATCTAATAATAAAGTCTCTCAGCATAAGATTAAGAGAGCAGAAAAGAATAAAAAAAGAATACAGTCCAAACCATACTTATCAAAATTTGAGCAGCAGCAAAAAAGGATCAGAGAAGAAATTATTCTTGGTGCCTTAAACATACAGTCCTAATAGTTTTAGTTTTTCCATATGAGAAATATGGTACAATAATATTATGATTCATTTAAAGCCACCAGAAAAATGTTACTATTGTGAAAAAGATGCCACACATAACGACATGGGAGAAGAGACTGTCATTAGCGTATGCATAAAACATTTAAGCAATGGTCTTTCTTCTTAAATCAATAGGCAATCATAACCTCTTTTATGGTATGATATATACATGAAACTACACTTAATCACATACCCTGGCTCTGGGGAAGAGTTTTTGGCCTATCACATTCAGCAACGATTAGAACGACCACATGTTCCATTAAAATTTTCTGTAAGTAATGAAATTCCAAATGATGCAGACTATTTAGTTACAGTTGTAAGAAATCCAGGAGAGTCTATTGGCACAAGACTTGCAGTAGAAACAGACCTTTCAATAGAATCTGCCTTACAGGAATACAACGATCTATACACCTACCTATTATCAAATGCCAATATGGTAATAAAGCATGAAGACTTAGACAAGATTGATGATATTATTGTTTCTTTATTTAATGAACTAAACCTAGATACCGAAAATTATAAAAACAAAACAAATAGAATTTTGTCTGAAGACATTCTTCTTCAACCAGAACACCCAATGGAATCAAGAGCCGATGCTTGGACTAGAAGATTTCAGGATCTGACTGGTGTTGATTTTGAAGCAAACCTTAATGATGTTACTGTTCTTTATGATCAACTTTTATCTAAATCGATTGGGTTATAAATAAATGAATATTGGTGACATAGTTATGATTAAAAATCAAGAACAGTATGAAAAAATGGCTGTTAAAATAATTGAGATAAATGGTGACAACTACACTGTCAGAGTTTTAAAAAATGATTTTGAACTTATTGTTAAAATGGAAGATCTTAAAAGAAAAAAAATGTGTACTTGTGGAAGAACAGAGTCTGCACCATTTTGTGACTCATCCCATATGAAGGGGTAGTAGTGACAAGAAAACCTGTTCCTGCATTAAAACTAGATGAATTCAAAAACTTTGAAGTTGATGAGATTGAGGATTCACCCAAAATTAATCAAGAACAACTTAATAGTGCTAAATTGTTTTCTTGTAGAGAAGAATACGCCAAGTCTTTGCCTAAAGGCATTTCCTACCTAGAGATAGGAGTTGCATGGGGCTACTCTGCAGAAATGTTTATAGACTCTTCAGATGCTTCTAGTGCATTACTTTTAGACTTGTATAATCAAGATTTAAAATGTTGGTCTTGGAGAAAATTTGGATCTTGTCAATGCCAGGGATTTAAGCATGAACTTCTATATACTCCAGAAACACACCAACAATATATTATTGATAAATTTAGTTATCATCCTAAAGTTTCTACAATAAAAGGTGATGCCTTGTATCTTTTGCCAACACTAAACAATAAATATGATTTTATATATATTGATATAAGCAATGAAAGAGAGATTACAAGAAAGGTTTTGTCAATGGCATCTAGCCTAACTCCCGTTAATGGTGTAATTGGATTAAATGATTATTTAATTTATGATGGTATTATTGAAGACCAGCCGTATGGAACATTTCAAACAGTAAACGAATTTTTAGAAAAGAATCCTAACTGGTCTGTAGATGCAATTGCTTTACACAATCTTGGGTTTTATGATATATATATAAGGAAAGATAAGTGAATCGCATACATGACTACCTGCCAAATTTTTTTAATGATACACCTATTAAAAATGAGTTAGAGGTCAGTTCAATAGCAGTTGGCTCATTAAAAACAAACCAGTTTTATTTAGGCTGGGAACAGGGTAATTTAGACGAGTTACGAAATAAATTTACTGCTACTGATAATTTAGAAATAGGCTTTAATGAAAAAAAATCTTGTGGTGTAAAAAATAACAAATTTTTTTATAAAAGCCCATACTACAAATACAATTATAGGTTTGATGCCACCTATCATATGCTAGATACTATTCCTGTTGACTGGATAGTTGATTCTTATAAGAACACAAAGGTTTTATACAAATACAATAGTGAGTGGTTTAGATCTGATCATTTTAAAAAAGAACACAAAGGTTTACACATTCTTTTTTCTGGTTGCTCAAACACTGAGGGTGTTGGGGCAAATATAGAAGATACATGGAGTTATATGCTTTATAAAGAATTAAGTAAAACTAATAATATTGATGGATATTACAATATTGCAAAATCTGGTTCTGGCTGGCACACAATTGTTCAAAACTTTATGGTTTATGCTAATAAGTATGGAGCGCCAGACTACTTTTTTATACTACACCCAAACATATTGAGATATTTTGTTTGGAAAGAAGATGGTAGTGGCTGGGAGTATTCTTCAGAGGGTCCAAAAGAGGATGAGTTATCAGTGGAACATAAAAAGCAGTTCCCAACATGGGTAATATCTTTTAATGTATTTTTAAAATATTGTGAGTCAGTTGGTACTAGAGTATTATGGTCTACATGGGATGCAAACGAAACTGACAACATAGAACGAGTTTCAGTTTTTAATGATACATTTTTTAGAATTAATTCTATTACAAATCAAACAATAAAAAACAATAACTACTATGACTTAATGGAAAGAGAAGATGCTGGAAATGCTAGAGATGGAAGTCACGATGGTTACATTCAGCAATATTATTGGTTTGAAATGTTTAAAGAAGAGATTGAAAAAAGAAAAATGATAAAGACGGACTTTTTAAATGAAGTATGACATCGGCAAGATAAAAAATATTAAAGAACTGCTAGGCATAGGTGAGTTTGGTGTACCACCAAATGGTGAATCACTAAACAAAGAAGAATATATTAAAATGCTAAAAGAAACAGATAAAACTTTTGAATATGAAAATAAAGATGGCTATCATATTGTAAAAAAAGTAAGGCATGAGCACATAAATCCTGGCAGAGAAAATTGGGATGTTGAGTATAGATTCAATAGTGACCTATTTAGATCTGACCACTTTAAAAAAGAACATGACGGCTTGCACATTGTTTTTTCTGGATGTTCATCAACAGAAGGTGTGGGAATTAAACAAGAACACACCTGGGCATACAATATATATAATGAATTATCAAAAACAAAAAAGATAGATGGATACTACAACCTTGGCCAATCTAACAGTGGTTATCATCAAATAATAGGAAACTTTTTAACATATGTGGAAAAATATGGCAAACCAGATTATTTGTTTGTGTTGCTGCCAAACATACAAAGAAGATATAAATATTTAGAAGAAGAAAATTATTGGGGATATGTTTCTTATCCACAGCCAGGGCCTACTACTATGACAGAGGGACCAACATTTGAAATTGATGACTATATTTCTGTATTTCCTACATGGGCTAAAACTTGGCAATCTTTTATAAATTATTGTAAAAACAATAAAATAAAACTTTTTTGGTCTACATGGGATGCCACTGATAGAAATCATATTGCACTATCTTCTATTCTCTTAGAATCTTTTGTGACAATGGACATATATAATGATCAAGTAATGATGGTTGGGGAAATGCTTGAAGCAAAACACATAACAAAAAAAGAAATATATGCAAGAGACAATCATCCTGGACCACTTGTAAATTCATTATGGTCAAAAAACTTTTTAGATAAACTAAAGAAAGATGGTGAATTTTGAAAAAAGAATCAAATATTAATTTTATTCCAAATTTCAATAAAGCAATTGACAGTTTAAGGTTAAACTCTTTTGAAAGAATGTGGGCTAATTTTGATTCTAATGAAGGTTCAAAAAGAATTGTGGAGTCTATAAAAAATGGCTTTAATACAGATAAAAAGTATGAGTATTATGAAAAAGATGGATATCATATTATTGATAATATTCCAACTGAAAGAATACATAAAGGTAAAGAACATTTAAAAGTTGAGTATAAATATAACTCAGACTTTTTTAGATCTGATCATTTTAAAAAAGAGCATGATGGGTTGCACATTGTTTTTTCTGGATGTTCTAATACTGAAGGAGTTGGTGCTAACATAGATAAAACATGGTCACATATGCTTCACAAAAATATATCTGAAAAAGTAAAAACTTCTGGTTACTTTAACCTTGGAAAGGGTGGTCTTGGATGGCACAATATAGTTAGCAACTTTGAAGTTTATGTTAATAATTTTGGTGCACCAGACATATTGTTTGTGCTTCACCCAAACATCCTTAGAGGTTATATCTGGGACAAAAACTTACAACAGTGGTCATATGATCAGACCAATCCAATGTCAAAAGAAACTATTAATGATCAAAAATTAATAAAGTTACACAAAGAAAACTTTTTCAATTGGGCTGTTGCGTGGAACTTGTTTATTAAATACTGTGAAAGCATTGGAACAAAGGTACTCTGGTCAACATGGGATCTCTGGGAAAATCAAAACATTACCGACTTAGGATTTTTTAGTAATACATATATAACTATTCCAGAGCCATCTAAGGACTTAATAAATGAAATATGCCCACAAGGTAAGTGCGAAGATGGGGCTATAACTGTAAGAGATGGACATGATGGGCTGCTGAGTCAAAATAACTGGTATAATGGATTTTGTAAGGAACTACTAACAAGAGGGTGGATCAATGATTAA